ATAAAATCACACACGATTATTGAACTAAATGATGAAGTTTATAAAAAAGCAGTTGAGTGGGCAAAAGATAAACCAAACACAAAAATAATTCACGGAGATTGGAAAACCGTGGAACTTAATGAAAAGTTTGATGCTATATTTTATGACGCAGGTGAACAACAACCACACGATACAATAGCTTTATCTTTACTACCTTTATACATATTAAGGTTTTGTAGAGTTGGAACATTGATTACTATATTTAATCATATGTGGCACCCCACTACTATTTGGCATAAAAGATTTTTTAATGAAGGACAAATTAAGTTTTATGAAATAGACGGACGAGTGCCAGAGGGTAGAGAAAATGGTTATAATTATCAACACGATACTTATTATTTACCAGAGTGGATAATTACAGAAGATGATACTGAGGAAAAGTATAGAAAATGTATTACAAGATAGATTTAAATAATTATAAAAAAAAGGTAGTTCCATTTTACGATACATTTGACAATTATAAAAATCTCAAATGGGAACAAGTAGAAATGCTAACAGAAGAATTGGAAAACTTCCAAGATTCATTTGGAAAACCTTGGGATGAATGGGACTTAACGGATTTACAACATAGACTAAAAAATGACTGGAGTTTTTATTTAATTACAGATAATGTAGGAATAAAAGCTTGGTCATTTATAGATTGGAATAAAAAATATCCTTATTTATGTAATCGTTATGTTGTTCCAAAACATAGAAACAAAGGTTTAGGAAATGATTTAGTATGGTTGAGATGTAATGAAATCATCAAACAAGGATACAATTACGCATCAATTAAATTAGAAGATTGGAATAAGCCAGCTCTATCAGTTATGAAAGAGAATATTTTTACGGAATTAACAGAAATTTGATATTTATAAGTAGGAAAAGATTATGTCAGTTCAAACAAAAATAGAAAATTATTTAAATTATATCACAGGAAGTGGTGGAAATTGGCCAAGTAATACCAATATTGGTATAGTGGGTGGAGTAGATTATATCATTGAGAGTGGTTCAGACGATATATACTTTCACGAAATGAATACTGCTTGTGGTATTTATGGTTCATACTCAACACAAATGTCAATGTTTAATAAAATGTCTGATTATGCAAACGAACAAGGTTGTACAACCGCTTATGTTTATGGACAAGATGATTCGGTAAAAAGAAATCCATCATCAATACAAGAACCATTAATTAGTTCAAGTTTTGCCAGACATAACATTTCAGTAAATTTTGAGTATTCTCAAAACACTTCACTAACATATTTCTCACAGAGAGGAAACACGGACCACTCAGATAAGTTTCATTTATTTATGCAAACACCTTGGTTTAGTGATGATAACTTGTTAGAGATTGTAAGTGGTTCATTTAATAAAAATACATTTAGAACGATTTTATCAAGTTCACCAGTTAGTTCTTCCTTAACACCTTTATTTAATACAGGTTCATTTACAACATCTAATCCACATCATCCAGATTTTGTGGTGAAAGATGCGAGTAAAGACGGAACCGCACACCAATCAACAGGTTTAGAATTTTATAGATATAATTCATCAAATCCAACTTATCAAAATGCGGTTAATAGTGGTTCATTGATAGAAACTTATATAGTTCCAAGTGGTAGCACATTAAGTAACACAGGATATTTAAGCACAAGAAAAATGAACTATATGATGACACCTACAAAACAAGTATTACTTGAAGATAAAGATGAATTACCTTTATCAGAAGCACCAAAGTTTTCACTAACAGGTGACAGATATCATTTAAGTAATGCTTTATTATATTCAAGTGTAAGTGGTAGTGAAATACAAATGTTTGACGGCTCTACAAAACAAGTTCAAGATGTTCAAATTGGAGATGTAGTAAAATCATACAAACCGGTTGGATTGCCAGATGAATTCTTTTACCAAGATTGGTTATCATACTCTACTGATGATTTAAGTGGTTCAGTAGCATCAGGTTCAGTAGTGGTTAGAACTTTTGTTCATAATCATTATGGACACTATTTAATTAATGGTTCTATAAAGATACCAGTTATGAATCAATCAATGATGAAAGGTGCCAGATACTTCTTGAAACAAGGAGATACTTGGACATTTGCAAAACCAAATGAAATATCAGTAGGAAATTATTTATTTGATAAAGACGGAAATGAAGTTGAAGTTACATCAGTTTCAGAGGTCGGAGAAGATAATCCATATTATTCGTTAGATGTAGAGGATATTGATACATACTTTACATCAGAAATTTTAGTTCATAATATTCCACCAAGAAAATGTTTCACAGGTGATACAATGATTACTTTATCAGACGGAACTTATGAAAACATACAAAAGATTAAACCAGGAACAGAAATCAAAACTTATAATGAGGAAACTGGTAAATTACAAAATTCAGTCGTGGGAGAGATTACAAAAATTAGACACGACAATTTAGTTAAATATAAATTTAGTGATAACACAGAAATCAAAGCAACAGACGACCACCCATTTTATGTCGGTGGAGATTATAAAGCACCATTAGAGATTGGTGATGAAGTTTTAAATGATGAATTAAACAAAATAAATGTGGTTAATGTTGAAAAACTTGACCTACACGAAATCACATATAATATAGATAACACAAATAACGGCAAGAACTATTTTGCGAATAGGGTTTTAGTATCAGATGAGTCAGATATATAACGACGATTTTAAATTTTCAATTCAAATACCTAATTTCTTTTCACCAGAAAAATGTGATGAGTTAT